ATACCAATCGAGGAACTTGCGTAGCCAATGATTTCTTTTAGGGTTGGTAGTCATGCGAACCTTGCCCGTCCACTTAGCCATACCACGATTACGTGAATATACTGCGGTAAAACATTCCCATGTAAACCCCGTACCTTCGTCAAAATATATAAAGTCGTATTGTCGTCCCTTGAATCGTTGAAGAACCTTCTCTTTTGATTGGTCTGCAATATGTGTAACGTCAATTCTAGCACCACTAGGAAAATCCACGTGTGGGTCGCCACTTTCCACCACATTACACCATGTCCCATACATTTTCTTGAACTCGTCCAAGATACCACCTCCAGACTTCAAGTCACCTAAGTTATTACGCAAGAATACTGCACGAAATCTTGAATCTAGTACTGGTTCGGCAATAGAAAGAACGGCAGCAGCAGATTTACCGCCACCCATTGAACCACCTCCAATGACCAAATCAAGGTTGCTTCTAACAAACTTGTCTTGGAATCCTTCAAATGGTTTAATGATTTTTTGTTTACTCGCCATACCTTTTCTATTTATAAAGGCAAAAATAGGCTAAGATAGGTGATTTTTCCTTACGTTGTAAAAATATCTATTTCATAATGAAACAATGATACCTTAATTTATTATCTAAGGAAAAATTTCGTTTCCTAATTTTGTGAAAATTAATTTTTGCTTATATGAAGTTTACTAAAGAAGATGCTAACAAAGAACTTGTAGCTAAGATGACGGCAAAGGGAGAAAAACTCAACTTGTCGCAAAGAAGCATGAATGAACAAGTAGAACACTTGTACACATTGATTGCGAATGAGGAAATGGAACTTGCAGAGTTTGTTGAAAAGGTTTTGCCATTTGTCAAGACAGCAGACGCAAATGTACGCAATGACATTTCACAAGGTATCAAGGAATACAAAAGTCAGAATTCTATCGTAGAGCCAAAGAAAGAACCAACACCAAAGAATGAACCTAGCGATGCCAACAAGGAATTGTTGGAAAGACTTGAAGCGTTGGAAAAGAAGAATCGTGAAAACGAATTGAAGCTCTACAATCAAAACGTAAAATCAAACCTATCGTCTAAAATGAAAGAACTTGGCATCAAGAATGCAAAGTGGATTGACATGATGATGGAAAATGTTGCGATTACAGAGGATTTTGATGTGGATGCTAATGCTAAAAAGTATTTGGAACTTTACAATACTATGCAAGCAGACGTAGACCCAAGCATAACTCCTAATGGTACTGGTGGTGGTAGACAAGATTATACGGCTAGTGCAATCAAGGCTGCTGCGGCTGTAGCCAAGGCTAACAACTTGGTTGGTTGATTCGATTAGGAAAATTTTAAATTTATAAAGACAATGATTAACGATTATCAAATTGGTGCTTTCCGAGGAAGAAAGCTGATTCAAAGACGAGGCGAAGTCGGTGGTGCAAAGTCTGTATTCGTTAAGTTGCAGGGTATCAAGAACGAATTGGTATATCCTACCTTTGGTGGTCAGATTATGAACCCGTTCAAGGGTGCAGCCAAGATGTTCGCTGGCGACTTGTGTGAATATCGCACCAACGATAAGGGTGTTAAGCCAGAGATTTACATCTTGAAGACATACTTGGTTGAAAGTGTAAGTGGTTCTGTCGTAAACATCGTTAAGGATGGCTATAAGCACATCCCATTCGTAGGTGACAAGATTGGTGTTGCCCCAGACGAAATTGGTGGTGCAGTGACAGCAGTTACTATCACATCTGTAAAGGTAGCAAAGGTTGGTGATGTCGATGTATGGGCTTGTACTTGCAGCAGTGCTTTGACTGCTGAAAAGGGTGATGTATTGGTAGAAGCTGACGAAGATGGCAATATGTATGTTAAGGCTATCAATGGCGTATTCGATTCTGACGCTGATATGTTGGACGCTCCTTCTACTGGTGACGACGACTTTGATGGCGCACGTTACATGTACACTCCTGCTTTGGGTGGTATCATGTACACTCACAAGATGTCGCCTATGCCTAAGTGTGTTCTTGACCTTAATATCGCTAAGATTAATGGTTGGTTTCAAGTTCAATCAGTTTAATTAATAGGAGGACGTAATTTATGAAATTTGCATCTAGTACATATAATAAGATTTGGGATAGCAACGAAGGTCGTCAGATTGTAACTCAGATTTTGAATAACCCTGACCTTATTCGTGCTAACCATACTTTCTGGACTCAGAAGTTCCGCATCGACCCACAGATTACACCTACAAACGCAGAAGGTGAAGCAATCTTCAAGTCTACAATGCGTCAGTTGGAAAGTGGTGTGTTGATGGATATGCGTGCGCCTTTGGGTGATTCTATTCCTGAAGACAAGAAGGGATTGGCTTACTATTCAGGTGTTATCCCAGAATTTATTTCTAAGGGTACAGTTGAAAAAGCCACAGAACGTGCATACAAGGAAGATTTGTTCGCACAATTCGGTGATGCTGCTTTGATTGCCGCTTACGCAACAGATGTATTGCAGTCTAAGTTGGATAGTGCTAACCAAACACTTTCTCACATGGGTGCTCAGTTGTTGTCAACTGGTAAGATTATCTACAACCAAGGTGTAGGTATTCAAGGCAATGTTTTGAAGGCTGACATCCCTACTAAGAACTTCTTGAAAGCTGGCGCATCAGTATGGTCTGACACATCGGCTCGATTGCTTGACCAAATCGTCAAGATGGTTGAAGATATTCGTGAAGCTCAAGGTTTGGACTTGCAATTCCAATTGGAAATCACCCGTAAGCAATTCTTGGAAGCGTTCATGAAGAACGAACAAGTTGTCGAATGGGTACGTTACTTGAATGTAATCAATAACACACCGTTGCCTGAACGTGCAGTAATGACAGAGGATTTGGTCAAGAACGCTTTGGCAAGATTCGAAGGTTTGCCACCGATTGTAATTGTAGAAGAAAAGCAGAAGGATATCGAAAATGGTATCGTTCATGGTTGGAAGGAAGGCGTCGCAGTTCTTCGTCCATTGGGTTACGCTGGTTTCATCCGTCGTACAACTATCAAGGATGTTGAATTGTTCACCAAGTATGGCAACAACGTTAATAGCTATTCTTTCGCACCAGCATTGAATGGTCTTGCACAAGTAGCTAATAGCGTTATCGTGAATGGTAACTTCAAGGAATGGCATACTCATGTAATCATGGCTGCTGTGCCTTCATTGGATGAGTTCTTGTATCACTACATTATTGATACTACAACTGCTGACTAAAAATCGTAGCGATTATGACCGATAAAATGGATATTATAGATTATCTTTCGGGATTGACGGGATTTGTTTTTGACAAGGCGGTGCTTCAACGCATCGCCTTAGATAGACAAGCTATTTACTTAGACCCTGAATCCTTAGACCAAAAGACAAAGGATTTGTTGCGTGCAGACCTTCTTTATGTCGCATATTTGTCACCGAATGTTTGGGCTAGTGCTACACACGCACATGGTAGTTATTCTCAAACAACGGGAAGTCAGACAATATATACACAAGACAAAGAAAGAATCTATAACATCTTTATGGGTATATATCGAAAGTATGACGACGAAAAGTTGGCAGAAATAGAAGACGATTCAACATTGCAATGGCTTGAATAAATATAAGAATGTATGGCATATATAGAACGTAATAAATTGCAAGACTTCCCTTATCATGGGGTCTTTTACAAGAAAGAAATAGATGAATCACTACCTTTGAATCAACAAGAGGAAGTGAAAGTAATCATCTATGAAACCGAGTGTGATATTACAGAATCATCCCACTCTTGGTCACGCAATTTCATTTGGGCTAAATATGCCGTATATTTCCCATACGATAAAGACCCAGATAGTATAAAGGTAAAGATGGGAGATTTATTCGAAGCTGACGTGTATGGACTTTACGTGAATGGAAAGGTTGTCGGTGTATTCCCATCGCAACTGGGTGGCATTACTTGTTATATTCAAGATACTGACGTGTAGTATGGCTGTAATTCATAAGAAATACCTACCAAAAGATAAGGCTCTACAATTAATGATAAAAGAGCTTACAATGTATGGGGAAATGGTTATAGAGGAAGCGTATAAAACTGCTACGTTTAAGAATCGTACATTCAACCTACGTGACAGCTACGCAAGTGCAGTATTCTACGAAGGCAAGATGGTTAATGGTACACTAAGAACACTAGGTTCTCCACTTGCATTGGTCAGTAAGACATGGTATGGTAGAAAGGTTCGTGGTCGCTATGAAGCTACACGTTTCTTGCGAAATGACTACAAACCTACTGGGCGTGGATTATCACTTGTTGCAATCGCTGCGATGCCTTATCGTGAAGTCCTTGAATTAAGATACAAATATCGTGTCATAAGTGGTGCGAATTGGATGATGCGTAGCTTGGCAGACACTTTTTCAACCAAGTTTGGTGTAAGAAGACATGGTATCACCATATCGAACATAGAAGTATGAATATAGAAAAATTGAACATATCGAACATAGAAACATACCTACATTCAATTATGGATGGTATTGTAAGTGAACATACTTATGCGGGTACGTTACCAGATACTGTGAAGTCTGAATGGAATGATATGTGCCTTATTGATTGTGGCAATAAACTACACGATTTGGATGCCTATGGTCAAGGAACTATATTGATATGGTTATATGCACGTCCACGTTCCAATGGCACTAAGAATGTAGCAACGATGTCGAAGTTGGAAGAAAACTTGAACTATGTTATAAAGAACGCTTCAAACAAGGATTACGCTATTAGTCGTGGATATACATACACAGATTACGATACCACACGTCAATGGCATTGCAATATTGTTGAATTGAATATATTGATTGTTTAATTAATTAAATAAATTTTTGAATTATGGCTTTAAAAGATGTTAGCGCAACTAAAGTTAAGATTTACAACCCGTTTGGTTTGTATGTAACCCCGTTCACAAATGAAACAGCCAAGGGTACTACTACATACTTTTTGGATGAAGTAATTCGTGATACAACCACTATCACTCAGGATGACCCTACTGAAAATCGAATTGAAAACGAATTTGGTTCTGCTCCTATCTTGAACAACATTCAGTTGGGTTCTTATACATTTAGCGCAGAAGTAGCAGATATGCAGCAAGAATTGTTGCAGAAGTTGTG